CTTCTCCCCACACGACGTTCCTGGTCTTTATGATGCTTTTGGCACTGATCGATTTGACGACCTTTATGTGGGTTATGAACGAGATGGATCTATTCCAAGAAAAACTATCGGCGCTCAAGAACTATTTCTGGATCTTCTGAAAGAACGTGCCGAAACTGGTCGTATTTACATTATGAATATTGACCACTGCAACTCCCACTCTTCCTTTATGGATAAAGTTGAGATGAGTAATCTTTGTCAGGAAATCACACTCCCAACAAAACCGATTCAACATATTGATGATCCAAATGGGGAAATTGCTCTTTGTATTCTTTCTGCTATTAATGTTGGTAAAATTAAAAGTAATGAAGATCTTGAAGTTCTTTGTGATCTTGCTGTTAGGAGTCTTGATGAACTTATTGATTTTCAAAGATACCCCGTCAAAGCAGCAGAAATCGCCACCAGAGCACGTAGGTCACTTGGCGTAGGTTATATTGGTTTGGCACATTATCTTGCCAAGCACGGGCAGAATTATGCCGATCCTGGGGCATGGCAATTAGTTCACGATCTGACTGAGGCATTCCAATACTATCTCATTCAGGCAACTGTCAATCTTGCTAAAGAAAAGGGTGCCTGTGAATACTCTCATCGCACCAAGTATGGTAATGGTATTTTGCCCATTGATACATACAAAACTGACGTTGATGAAATCATTCCAAATAATCTGAAGTATGATTGGGAAAGTCTTAGAGCACAGGTCAAACAGTATGGAGTTAGGAACTCAACACTGTCCGCACAGATGCCATCGGAGAGTAGTTCCGTTGTGTCAAATGCAACAAACGGAATTGAACCTCCCAGAGGATATCTGTCCGTTAAGAAGTCGAAGAAGGGACCGCTCAAGCAGATTGTTCCACAGTATCATACTCTTAAGAACAATTATACGCTTCTTTGGGATATGCCTAGCAATCGTGGTTATATCAATATTGTTGCTGTTATGCAAAAATTCTTTGATCAGGCGATTTCTGGAAACTGGTCATATAACCCAGAGAATTATGAGAACAATGAGGTTCCTGTTAGCGTAATGGCACAGGATATGCTTACTTGTTTCAAATTGGGGCATAAAACAGCATACTATCAAAACACTTATGATAATAAGACAGATGAAGTTGAAGAACCAAAACAACAACTTCAATCTCTTCTTGATGACATTATGAGTTCTGGCGAAGACGATTGTGAAAGTTGCAAAATCTGACCTGATTAAATATAAAAGTGTGAGTTAATTTAGAGAAGAAAAAATTATGGATTTTAACTTTAAGACAAAACTAGCGGAGAAGAATGTGGTCAATCAAATGACAGTTTTTAACTCTGAAGAGGTTGATACCAAAAAGCAACCTATGTTTTTTGGACAACCACTAGGAATTCAAAGATACGATTCTTACAAATATCCAATCTTCGATAAATTAACAACTCAACAACTAGGATATTTTTGGAGACCTGAAGAGGTCTCTCTTCAAAAGGATAGAGGAGATTATCAATCTCTTCGCCCAGAACAAAAGCATATTTTCACCAGTAATCTGAAGTATCAGGTTATGCTTGATTCTGTTCAGGGAAGAGGTCCTGGTATGGCATTTGCTCCTTACTGTTCTCTTCCTGAACTGGAAGCATGTATGAAGGTGTGGGAGTTTATGGAGATGATCCATTCCCGTTCATATACATATATTATCAAAAATGTTTATTCAGATCCTTCTGAAGTCTTTGATACGATTCTGAAAGACGAACGTATTATGGAACGTGCTGTCAGTGTAACTGAGGCATATAATGACTTCATTAATAGTGCTCAACATTATGGAACTTCTGAACTTTGGAAACATGCCCAAGAACAAGTTCCCTACGCACAAGAAGAAAGATATGAACTCAAACGCAAATTATTCAGAGCAGTTGCAAATGTTAATATACTTGAAGGTATTCGCTTTTATGTCAGTTTTGCTTGCAGTTTTGCATTTGGCGAACTCAAGCTTATGGAAGGAAGTGCAAAAATCATAGGTCTAATTGCCCGTGATGAGAATCAACACCTTGTCATTACTCAGAACATTCTAAACAAATGGAAAGAGGGTGATGATCCTGATATGGCACGTATTTCAAGAGAAGAAGAACAGTGGGTCTACAAGACCTTTGAGAATGCTGTCAATCAAGAAAAACTTTGGGCAGAGTATCTGTTCAAAGATGGTTCTATGATTGGTCTAAATGACAAACTGTTACAGCAGTATGTTGAATGGATTGCTAACCGTAGAATGAAGGCAATCGGACTGAAACCTCTTTATGATATTCCGGCAAAGAATAATCCCCTTCCTTGGACTGAGCACTGGATTTCCTCTAAAGGACTTCAAGTGGCACCTCAGGAGACGGAAGTTGAGTCTTATATCGTTGGAGGAATCAAGCAAGATGTTACCAAAGATACTTTCTCAGGATTCCAACTATGATGAATGGTGCGAACAGGAAATCCTGAACGCATATCAAGAGGCAGCAGAGTGTGATGAGTTTCTTTTTGGTGATTATGATTATGAAAAAGAATGGATGAATAATGAGGGTCCTTGAGACCCTCTTTTTTTATAAATAAAACTATAAAGAACTAAAAAAGAAAAAAATGTCAAGAATTACAGGTAGTGACGCTAAGGGTTTGATGGAAGCGTATGCTGCAGTTTATGCTCCTCAAGAACTTACTGAAGAACAAATCTGGGAAGAAGTTGAGAACTGGGTCAACTCACTTCTAGAAGAGGGTTATGACCTGAGTGAGTATACCTGGGAAGAGATGTATGAGTCTTATTTAAATGAGTTTAGTGTCAGAGATGTTACTGCAGGAGCAAGACAAAATCTAAATAGAGCTGCCTCGACTGTTAGTGATATTGCAGGATCAGGATTACGAGGATATGCTGGCAAAACGACTACATCTACAAATCCAATATCTAGAACTTTTAATGCTGCTACTAGGGGAGTAAGAGATGCAGCAGCTGGGTTTGTAACAGGTAGAGGTTCTACTCCTGAAGCAAAACCTTCTTCTTCAAGCAAATCAGATCAAAAACCAGGAGTTTCAAATATTCCTGCAGGAACAAAAAATTCACCATATAACCAACAGAATTTGGGTGGAGACCAGTTTAAAGCATATAAAGCTGGTGGTGGTGATGCAGCAATGGCTAAAGGAAGTGGAACTGCTGCTGAGATAATCGCAAGAGGAAGAAAATCTTTAACCCCACCAGGTTCAGGGCTCCCTCCTGAAGCGCTGATGCGAGTTCCTGGACCAAAACTAACCGCAACTCAACCTGTTTCTCCCACAAGACCCGCTGCTGCTGCTCCTGCCGCTACTAGACCTGCAGGACCAAAAGTTGCTCCAACAAAACCAGCACCAGCACCAACAAAACCAGCAGGGTCTGCAATGGACCAGTGGGCATCAACACCAGCAAATAAACGTCTTGCCGCTGCCGCTGCAGAAAAGGCAAGAATTCGTGGAACTCAACAGACTGATAATCCTTTAATGAAGGATATGAGGTCCAGACTTCCTATGAACTCTCCTTCAGTTCAATCTCCTGCAGTTTCTAACCTTGGTAAAGGTAATCAGTCCTTATCACAAAATCCAAATGCTTTTAAGGCAGCAACTCCATCTAAAGCAATTGCTGCTGCTCCTAGCACCTCTGCTGCTGCCTCTGGAAGCGTTGTACCTGCCACTGCCGCAATTGCCTCAAGCCCTAAACCAACCCCTGTGGCACCCAGACAGACCGCTAGAGAGAAGGTTCTAAACCAGTCCTATGAGTATGATGCTTTTGATCTAGTCCTTGAGTATCTCATCGACAACGAGCACGTAGAGACCGTAGATGAGGCACTTTATGTGATGATGGAGATGGACTCCGAGACTATTCTGGGAATAGTTTCCGAGCAATCTAATACTCTTATTACACCGGAACAAAGAAGAGCAGACGAACTGAAATATGGTATAAAGAGAACTACTCCAGTGCCTCCTCCAGTGCCTCCTGCTAAACCTGGTGGAGCGAAAGTAAAACCAGGTTCAAAGATGCCTCTATAATAAATTCCTAATATAACTCAAAGCACCTCTTGACAAGGTGCTTTTTTATTGCTAGAATCGCTTTGCTAAGGATGAAGGATAAATAATAGCTCTTTAAGATTACTCTATGAGCTATGAGAACCCATGGAAGTTTAATGGGGAAATCTTTGAGTCTCAGCATATAGGAGATTATTTTGGATTCGTATATCTCATATCCTGTAAGACCACCGGTAGAAAATATATTGGACGTAAGTATCTTTGGCAGTTTAGAACACCAAAAGGAAAAAAAAGAAAAGTAAAGTCTGAATCAGATTGGAAAAATTATTATGGTTCTTGTCCTGAACTTAAGGAAGATATTACGAAATATGGTAAGGAATGTTTTGAAAGAAAAATAATATCATTACATAAAACCAAAGGTAAATGTAATTTTGAAGAAACACGACAACTGTTCCTAAATAATGTACTGACCGAATCGCTTGACACTGGAGTTCCTGCATACTACAATAGTAACATACTCTCCAGATATTTTAGAAAGGATTATTTTGATGGAAACTTTGGAACAGACACTTCGGTCATCACATGATTGGGCAATTGAACGAATTCATTATTTGAGTGAGATGGATATTGATAATGCATATGCGATTCAATCGGAATTTAGTGAGTGGTTGAATCCTGATATTCCAGAGCATGATATTTTTTCATTAGAATACCTAGGAGATTAAAATGCGAATAGATCTTCATAACTTTTTTAAGCATTATGACGAAAATAACCCAAAGCATGTTGCAGCAGTAGAGCAACTTGAAGTGGATCTTGCGGACAAGAATCCTGATTTGATTGATGATACTTCAAACTGGGTTCGTATTTTCAGAACAAGACCAGTTTACGGAACAAAACCAGCAGATCCCGGTGTTCTTAATGTTCCTTACTACCCACAAACAGATAATTACAGAGATGCTCAAAGAACCTGTAATTCATCTGCTTGTGCGATGTGTTTAGAATACTTTAAACCAGGGACTCTTCAGGGAACAAAGGGTGATGACTCTTATATTCAAAAAGTATTTGCAATTGGTGACACCACTGATCATACCGTTCAGACAAAAGTTCTGGAAGGTTATGGAATTAAGTCACACTTTAGTTATAATCTTTCTTTTGCTGATCTTGATCGTGAGCTTGCTGCTGGGAGACCCGTTGTTATCGGGATCTATCACAGGGGCACTCTATCTGCTCCTTCTGGTGGGCACATGGTTGTAGTGATTGGTAAGAGGGGTGAAGATTATGTGGTAAATGATCCTTATGGTTCTCTGAATGATGGATATACTGGTCCCGCAACAAATGGTAAGGGTGCCGTCTATAAGAAGTCTGATCTGATGTATCGTTGGTTGGAGAAAGGAAAAGATAAGACTGGATGGGGAAGGATCTTTAATGTAAAAAAGTAGAAAGTTCTATTCTGAAAGAAGGAATAGAACTAATCAAAGAATTTGAAGGATGTCATTTAAAGGCATACCCAGATCCTTTAACTGGAGGACTTCCAATTACGATTGGATGGGGAAGTACAAGAGACTTTAATTACACTCCATTTAAAAGAGATAAAGTCATTACTCAAGAGTATGCTGACCGTCTGTTAGAGCACGATGTATTGAATCGTTTTCTTCCTAAAATTTCTAAAATTCCCTATTGGGGTGAGATGAATGATAATCAAAGAGGAGCATTGCTCTCTTTTGCTTATAATCTTGGTGCTGATTTTTTTAACGCTCCTGGATTCAATACGATTACCAAAAAGTTAAAAGAAAAAGATTGGAAAGCAATTCCGGCAACTTTGGAAATGTATCGCAATCCTGGTAGTAAAGTGGAGGCAGGATTGAGAAGAAGACGAATTGCAGAAGGAAAACTCTGGGTGTCTTAACTTTTTTCTTGATTATGAATCCAAATCTTTAAGTCTTTTACATACTTCCGTAATATTTCTGCTTGCATTAAGTGCCATTCATCCCCTGTCTTAATATATGTCTTGATGTGCTCGTCGATAGCATCAAGACATTTTTTAATGACAGGATTCCATGGTTCTCTAATTGGAGTGTTCCACTCTCTTGACATTGGAGATAATGCGGACTCTGTATTTATAGGACACTTTACAAACTGTCATACTTGACAAACACTAAATATTAACTTATTATGAAGAAATCCCTGTTATGAGCAGGGTAATTATTATGAGTCTTTGATCGTGACAATTAGAGCCGTGGAAGGTGCCTTTTGAGAAAGAGGTGGACCCCCCTTCTATACGGATGCCGAATTCAATTAAACTTAATGCTTAAAAACCTAACAAATGTAACCGTAGCGATTTTGGGTGCGGTTGCAACATCAGCGGCAACACTGCCAGCACCGAGTATGGCAACATCTTCAGCACTACAACCGCCTTTCGCAATTGTTCCTGAAGGTCCTACTCAAGAGACAGAGACCAAAGAGGTTGTTCCCGAAAAACCTAAAGTAAAACGATTAGTTTGTAAAGGATGTAATACTAATGAGTCCCGTACTCTGGAATTCTTACAGAAACGAGGAATCAGTGACAAAAACGCCCTAGCAACCATTATGGGCAATATCCGACAAGAATCTACCTTCACTCCTAATATCTGTGAAGGTGGTGCTAGAACTTCCTATCCTAACTGTGGTGGGGGGTATGGCATTATTCAATGGACTAATGCTCCTCGTTTTTATGGACTAGGAAGACATGCTGCTCGTATTGGTGCTAATCCTTCCTCACTGGATGCACAACTTGACTATATGCTGCACGAAGGTGATTGGAAGATGATTGAGAATCAAATGAAAACTCCTGGTAAGTCTATTAATGATTATATGAGACTTGCTAGAAAGTGGATCCGTTGGGGTCATCACGGAGCAAGAACTGATTTTGCTTATAATTATGCCAACCGACTGATCCTAGCAGAAGTTTGACACAATAGAATAAATAGTGGGGAGGGTTAGATCTCCCCATTTATGTTTAATTTCAATTTTGGAAATAAAAAACCAGATATAAAGCAGTATGCAATTATAGGAATTGTACTGAGTTCTATGATTGCAATACTCTCCCAGTGTACTGGAGTATCTGAAAATGGACTTTGGGATTTATTTGATGAGATTCAAAGAAAATATTTCCCACAAACTATTCTTAATGAATTTATAATTAAAGATCCTGAAAAACTGAATCGCAGAATTGGCAGAGATGTTGATAGAGCAATTCAAAATGTAACTTCAGAATATGATCGTATTATTGAAGAAGCAGATCAAAAATATAAACCAAAATATGTTGATGAAAAGAATGATGAAAGTGTCTGCTATACTGATGAATGTAAGGCACTTGCACCTCCAATGAGAATTTGTGCAGTTTGGGTAGAAGATTGTCCAAAAAACTGACTATATAAACATATCCTATTTTATTTTGGAGATTATTATGTCCGTATCACAAGAACTACTGAGTGCTGTTGAAGCATGGAAAGTAGAAGACGAAAAGTTTGCTGCTGGCAATAGTGCAGCAGGAACTCGTGCTCGTAAGGCACTTCAGGAGATTGCCAAGCTGGTCAAGGCACGTAGAACCGAGATTACCGAAGAAAAGAACGCTCGTAAGGAAGCAAAGGGTTGACTTTAGTGCCCTGATGCCTTATAGTGGTATCACGGGTGAAGGAGGTCCAAACTTCTTATAAATCCCACACCTCCCATGCCTCTCAACGATGCACAAACAGGGAGGTTCCTTATGTCCCGTTAGCTCAGGAGACAGAGCAATTCTCTTCTAAAGAATCGGTCGTGGGTGCGAATCCTACACGGGACGCTTTCGAATAATGCTATATTACTTGTATAAATAAACACACTTAGGTCGAAAACAATGTCTTTCCAAATGAACAAACAGATTATTACCAGCGATTGCCGCTATTGGCATATCGAGGGTACTCCCCTGTTTGCGAATATGGAAAAACATATGTAAGATGTAATCCATAAAAGCAAAAGAAAGGGGAGAGAAACCAAAAGTTTTCTCCCCTTTTTTATTGCCTGTGACAGTTTCCTAAGTGTCCACCAATCTCCCCCCAGAGACCAAACGGTGATATTCTTAAAGGGTGGTTGAGAGACCACCAGCACATCGACAACCGAATATTTTCCACATTATATGGGTCTGTAACTCAGTTGGTAGAGTAGCGGGCTTTTAACCTGTAAGTCGTCGGTTCGATCCCGACCAGACCCATCGTGGGAGGATTTCCGAGTGGCTAAAGGAATCTGACTGTAAATCAGACGGCTCTGCCTTCGCAGGTTCGAATCCTGCTCCTCCCACCTTGACCCATTAGTGTAGCGGTCTATCACGCCACCCTGTCACGGTGGAGATCACGGGTTCAAATCCCGTATGGGTCGTTGCTACTCTGCCTATGGAGTGTTCCTCCTTGGCGGTTGTAGCATCAAGTTCCTATCGACTAGCGGTTAGGTCACTACCCTTTCAAGGTGGCAGCACGGGTTCGAATCCCGTTAGGAATACTATGGAAACATAGCTTAGTTGGTAAAGCATTCGACTGATAATCGAAAGACCACTGGTTCGAGTCCAGTTGTTTCCATTGGAAGTGTGGCAGAGTGGCTTAATGCAGCGGTTTGCTAAACCGCCGATGTCTTTAAGAGGCATCCGTTGGTTCAAATCCAACCACTTCCGCCTCAGCAGTATAGCTCAGTGGTAGAGTACGGGTTTCATACGCCTATGGTCGGTAGTTCAAATCTACCTACTGCTATGTGTCGTTAGTCTAATGGTAAGACAGGAGATTGTGGTTCTCTGTATGAGGGTTCGATTCCCTCACGGCACCCCATTCTGAGGTCGCCAAGTGGTAAGGCAGCGGGTTTTGGTCCCGCCATTCGTGGGTTCGAATCCTACCCTCAGAATTTGTCCTCTTAGCTCAGTGGAATAGAGCAATCGGCTACGAACCGATGTGTCGTAGGTTCAAATCCTACAGAGGACGCTTGACAAACTTCTTAAAGTTTGTTACTATATAAATTGTTGGAGGTTAAGTCCCTGTTATGTCCTTATGAGATATATTACACTTAACCCATCTTGGGGAATTAACTCAGTTGGTAGAGTATCGCCTTTGCAAGGCGGGTGTCAGGAGTTCGAGTCTCCTATTCTCCATTGGAGATTTATTCTCCATATATAAAAGTGATAGAGCGTAAGTCCCTGTTATATCCTTATGAGGTATATCACACTTATGCCATCATTCCGAGTAGCCCGCAAGGTGCGGGAGCAAACTGTTAATTTGTTATAGGTCAGTTCGATTCTGACACTCGGAGTTTTACCCTTGAAATATGCTATTATTATAAATAGTAATAAAATATTTGTAGGGTATGTCTAATAAAAAAGCAGTTTCTGATTATAGAAGAAGAGCAAAAGAATATGCTTTAAAAGCATTTAAAGAAAAATGTGGAATATGTGGATATAATAAATGTATCGGGGCATTAGAGTTTCATCACTTAAATCCTGATGAAAAAGATTTTGGTTTATCTTCAAAAGGAGTAACTCGTGCTTGGAGTAAAGTTTCTGATGAACTCAAAAAATGTGTTTGTCTTTGTGCTAACTGTCACAGAGAAGTTCATAATGATATTACCAGTATTCCAGATGATGTGGTAAGATTTGATGAGGAATATACTATTTGGAAAAGTGAGTTTACTAAAAAAATGATTCCTTGTCCAGTATGTAATTCTGAAATGTCTATTAGGCAGAAATATTGCTCTGATAAATGTGCTAAAAAGGTTAGAGAAAAGGCAAACTATCCAAGTGATGAAGAACTTTTAGAAATGGTTAAAAGTTATGGTTATTCTCATACTGGTAGAGTTTTTGGTGTAAATGGAAATTCTATTAAAAAAAGATTACAGCGACGAGGACTATTGACAACTACGTCAAAATAATGTAACATATATAAGTCGGTTCTGGGTGGAACTCCCAGAAGTTCCGTTAGGGACTGTCCTTTGTAGGTTCGATACCTACATCTTCCTTATGGGAGATAAGAACGGCTACTGGAAACCTTACTAAATCCTAAGTTTTCTTAGGTCGGGGATTTGATCACCCCCGTGTTGCCCTATAAGCATTGTGGTGATGCAGCAGTTTTGTAAACTGCAGAGAACAGTTCAATTCTGTTATGGGGCTTGACATAATACTCATTATGTCATATACTTCATATGTCCGTGTGAAGGCAAGTGCCGGGAGAGTCAAATCTCCCACATTGCGGATTTAATTCAGTGGTAGAATGGCTGCCTTCCAAGCAGTTCGTCAGGGGTTCGAATCCCCTAATCCGCTTGCTCCATAATTCCTGGAGCTTCTAAATAAACACTGTAGTTGTAAATCTTAACACAATATGACTTTTCAAAATATTATTGCTGCCGGTGTAGTTGCTGCGTCTTCTATCGCTTCTCCTGCAATGGCACAAGTCACCAGCGTTAAGCAACTGGGTGATGTTCAACCCACCCAGTGGTCTTATCAAGCAATCACTAATCTGGTAGAGCGTTACGGTTGTGTTGCTGGTTATCCTGATGGCACTTTCCGTCCCGGTCAACCTGCTACTCGTGCTGAACTTGCTGCTCTGACGAATGCCTGCCTTGACCGCATTAGTGAGTATCAAACCGCTGCTGATGCTGCTCTTGCCGCTGCCCTGCGTGCTGAATTCTCTAAAGAGATTGCTGCAACCAATACTCGTGTGAGTGCTCTTGAGGTTGCTGCTGCTCAAAAGGCACAAGGAGTTGGTAACTATCTAGGTGTTGGTGTGCTTCTCGATCAGCAAGGTGTTGCTGGCAATGGTTACAGTGCTCAGCGTACTGTTTCTGGTGCCACGATTCAAGCACGATATGCCGTGAAGAACTTCACTAATCTGAATGCTGTTTCGGTCCGCCCCTATGCCAACCTTGTTGGTAGTCCTGCTGGTCAAATCGGTGCTGGTGGTGGTGCTCTGGTTTCCTATGATTGGAGTATTTCCCGTGCCAAGAGTGGTGTGAGTCGTGCCAATGTGTATGCTGGTGCTGGTTATCAGATTCCTTTCGTGAATGAAACTGCTGCTAACTATCAGTCTGCTGTCGGCAATCGTGGTCAATTTGTTCTTGCTCTTGGAGTCGAAGGTCGTATCAGCAATTCACTCGTTGGTTTTGCTGACCTGAAGTTCCCTACCACCAATTCTGCTAACAGTTACGGTGCTACCAATGGAACTTACTCACCAGTCTTCACTACTGGTCTTGGTTTCAAGTTCTGATATTTGAATACATAGTGTGAATTGGGGAGTTGACAACGACTCCCCTTTTCAGTATAATAAGTATCGAGTCAGGAGGATTATGTCTCTTATATCCCAAATGGACCGCCAAATGGTTATTGAAGCACTTGAATATTACGTTCAGAAACTCAAAGAAGATAACTGCACCGAGAATTCTATTACTGCATTTCAAACACTTCTTAATTGGATAGAACTGGAGTATTATAAGAATGAAAATTAATTTGTGGTTCTGCTCCGAAATGAATCATTGGAGGTGGACTCTCTGCGATAGTTCTCGTCCAATTCGTAAACAGGAATCTGGGCAAAGAGAAAATCTCCGTGATGCTATGAGCGATATTGCCAATACTGTAGAGTATATGCTAGGATCTCATTGATTTTATTGCCCGATGACCCAGCAAGTGAAGGGACCTGATTTACACTCAGACATCGACGGGAGCATTACCTGTATCGGGCACTTATTATAAATACTTGAAAAGTATTGGTGTAATGGAAAAACTTTATAAATTATTAAGTGATACTCAAGCATCACTTTTTTTGCTATTCCAAAAAACCTGGGTCTATCACTGGCATGTTGTAGGACCAGACTTTAAGCAAATTCATGATTTGTTTGGAGATCAATATGAAGCAATTCAAGAAGAAGTTGATCGTATAGCAGAACATATGAGATTTTTGGGTATTAAACCTATCAGCTCTTTATCTAGAGTTCTGGAAGTCTCTGGTGTTGGGGAAGCAAAAACTAATATTTCTGAAATGGAAATGATTAAAGATTTACTTGATGGGCATAAAAAGATTATAGATATGTTAGGTGAAGTTGCTGAAGAAGCAGAAGCACAAAAGTCAAGAGGAACTGTTAATCTTGTTGATGATTTAAATGAAGCACACGGTAAGTTCGTTTGGATGCTTCGTTCATTTACTGAATAATTAATTGTAAAGATGGAAAATTTAAAAATTAGATGTAAATCTTGCGGAAGTGAGATAGAAGGAAAGTCTGGAAAAACAGTTGCGTGTGGATGCCCTAATATGGCAACTGTTCGTAATAATGAAAATATTGCGGCACTTGACTTATCAAAGGTTGTCATAATAAACTATATGAGTACCAAAGAGAAATCTAATGTTCTTACTAATGAAGACCTTGCCTTTCAAGAAGCAAGGCGTCGGCGTAAAGTAAGACGCTTAGATTTTGAAGTCCGATAAGGACTTATTTGGAGAGAGTCCGGTTGGTCGAGGACACCGCCTTGAAAGCGGCTGGGTTTAAAAGCTTCGCAGGTTCGATTCCTGTTCTCTCCGTTACAAATGCTACAAAATTTTAGATTTTTTTAATCTATATTTTTGTATCAACACATAGTTGACATTTGCAAAATACTTACTAAGATAACTAGTAAGTATCAAACTAAATTCCCAATGGATGATCACACTTACCAAAATTGGGTGAAAATTAAAGCAACCTTTGAAAACTCTGGTAATACTGACAATACATTTTACCGAAGAGCGTGTGAAATAGTCAAAACCAAAAAAGATCCTCTCGCAAAGTATCTTGGAGATAAGAATGACTAACACACTTATAGTTGCTGTTATTCTTCTCGGATTAATTTCATTCTTCATTCAGTGGAGTCTTACGCACGCATATGGATAAGCAAAGATATAGTTTCGCTATGACTTGCTTTGTAAGGTCTTATGGCAGACATGTCTTGAATGATAATCACATCAAACAGTTTTGTAGGGAATGGTCTGAATGGGGGGTAGATGCTCCATTAGGCGATATTGTAGATCAATACTTCCATTATGAATATAAGAATTGGAGAGGAATATGATTTTTCACATTGTGGAATATCTGGCACAAAGTCCAGTTTGGTTGGGTCTTTGTGGGGCAGGATTGACAGTTGCCCCGATTATGGGTATAATGCTTATACACAAACAAAATGGTAAGTAACTTGTTTTGAGATAATCCCGAAACTTATTACTTTTATAAATAGTTATAAGAAAAGGTTTTTATCTTTTATGAAAAGGCATACCACTAAAGAACAACTTTTGAGTGCTTGTGTAGGATCAAATGGTCCAGCACAAGTTTTAAAAAAGTTAGGTTTGTGTGAAAATGGAGCAACTCGTGCTTATCTTAAAAAAATTGCTTTGCAATATGATGTAGAAATACCAAAGTATGAAACTCCAAGAAAATATGAATTAATTGAAAAAAAATGCCCTGTTTGTGGTAAAATATTTACAGCATCAAAGGGTAACAAAAGAGAAAAAACAGTTTGTTCTCGTGCCTGCTCTAATACACATTTTAGAAGCGGGGAAAATAATCCAAACTTTAAAGATGGATTTGATGGTGATAAAGCATATAGAAAAATATGCTTCAAATATCATCCAAAAAAATGCTGCATTTGTGGATTTGATCACATTGTTGAAGTTCATCATATGGACTGTAACAAGGAAAATAATAACCCAAATAATTTAATTCCTCTGTGCCCAAATCACCATAGAATGTTTCATTCAAGATATCGTCAGTTAGTATCTCCACTAATTGAAGACTATATAAAATATAACCAGGAGTAAGTCAGCGGTAGACGGCACCGTTTGGGGCGGTGAAGACGTTGGTTCGATCCCAACCTTCTGGATTGCCAGTTTCTTCACTGGTACACTTGACACAAAACTCTCCAACCCTTATAATACTAGAGTAAACAAATCAAAGCAATGTCTCTGGCTATCAAATTCAAGAAAGATATTAGTACTCTTCGTGCCGCAGCGAATGGTGATTTTTATCTTGATGTAAAGAATCCGAAACTTTATAAAAAGATTCGTCGTTATTATCAAAATGAAGGAGTAATCTTCTCCGATGATCCTTTGGATAATTATGATATTCTTATTGAGTGCATCGCTCAAGATCTTGAATCTGTTGAAGTTGCATGATTAAAGTTCTTTTAGAGCGTGAAGGATATCGCTTTATTGAATCGGGTATTCTTGAGATAAACGGTAAACCTGATTATCGTTTACAAAAGCAAAATTATTACACCAAACGATGGAATGATATTTATCTTTTTGATAATAGTCTACAATGTTCTACTGCAATGGAGGATCACCAATATTGTAGGTGGTTAGATCCAGAAAGAGTTCCTTGTTATATAAAAGATGACAAAGAAGACACGGATGGTCTATAACAGCACTTGTCAGTTATGAATCCCCCTTATGTCTAAAACAAGTATCCTGAGATACATTGGCAACTTTCTCCTCTTACTTGGTTATCAAATCATGTTGTGGGGAGATTTTAAAAGTGGTTTGATGATAAAATTTATCGGAGGACTACTCGGTATTCCTTTTGCTATCAAGCTCAAACTCTGGGATGTGTTATTTTTAATATCATTTTTTGGCATTTCTGAGATATCAAAATTATCCCAACTTTTCTTGGTTTCGTAAAACCAAGTGGTGGAGTCAAGTTCAAACCCTGATTTGCCCTCGTCGTATGGGCATTATAAGTGACGACTGGTGCGGATGGGACTCTCTCCCGCCTGGTTTCTTATTTCCAGTCAAAGAATAAGTGGCGAGCCTAAAGACCCCAAAGGGGGAGTTGCATAAACTCTCCTTTTTTGCTATAATAATAAAAAAGTAGTTCTTATATGAAAGTTGCTTTAATTTCTGGGATCACGGGGCAAGATGGTTCATATCTTGCCGAACTTCTTTTGGAAAAAGGATATGAAGTTCACGGTATTATTCGTCGTGCCTCCCAAATCAATACGCAAAGAATAGATCATATTTACAATCAAATTAAGTTGCATTATGGAGATCTTACTGACTCTACAAATCTTGTGAGAGTTATTCAGCAAGTTCAACCCGATGAAATATATAATCTAGGTGCTCAAAGTCACGTAAAGGTTTCTTTTGAGATGCCTGAATATACTGGTATGGTTGATGGTCTTGGAACTCTTCGTATTTTAGAATCAGTTCGTCTTCTTGGAATGGAAAATAAGACTCGTATCTATCAAGCATCAACATCAGAAATGTTTGGTAAAGTACAAGAAATTCCTCAAAAAGAAACCACGCCTTTTTATCCTCGTTCACCTTATGGAGTTGCAAAAGTCTATGGATACTGGATTACAAAAAACTACAGAGAATCTTACGGACTACACGCAAGTTCTGGAATTCTTTTCAATCACGAATCCCCTAGAAGAGGAGAAACTTTTGTCACAAGAAAAATCACTAGAGGATTATCACGCATTTCAGTTGGGGAACAAGATATACTATATCTCGGGAATTTAAATGCCAAGAGGGACTGGGGACACGCCAGGGACTTTGTAGAGGCGATGTGGTTAATGCTTCAGCAGGATGAACCTGATGACTATGTAATCGCCACAGGAGAGCAGTATTCGGTGCGTGAGTTCGTTGAGGAAGCAGCACCCTATTTTGGAATGAAGATTGCTTGGGAAGGTGAAGGACTTGATGAAGTTGGATATGATACTTATTCTGGAAACCAAGTCATTCAGGTCAATCCTAAATATTTTAGACCTGCTGAAGTAGAGACTTTATTAGGTGATGCCACTAAGGCAAAGAAAAAATTAGGTTGGGAACCTAAAATTTTATTTAAACAATTAGTTGAGGATATGTGCATTTATGGACAATAGTATGTTTCATAAAATAGAAAAATGTAGAGTCTGTGGTAATGAACATTATTCCACAGTTTTAGACCTGGGAAATCAATATCTATCTGGAATTTTTCCAAAATCTATAGATTTTGATATGTATCGTGGTCCCTTAAAACTTGTTAAGTGTGATGAATTAACGGGTGGATGTGGGCACGTTCAATTGGAGCATACCTTTGATCTTCCTACGATGTATGGGGAAGAATATGGGTATCGTTCTGGATTAAATGCCAGTATGGTAAAACATCTAAAATCTAAGTGTGAAAAAATTTCTAATTTTCTTGATCTAAAAGAAAATGATATTGTGATTGATATTGCCGGAAATGATGGAACATTCCTTGGATTCTTTTCACCAGAATTAAAACTGGTAAGTATTGATCCAACTTCTAAAAAGTTTTCAAAGTATTTCAAAGAACATGTAGATTATATCGCAGACTTTTTTACTGAAAAAACTTTTAGACAATTCTTTGGAGATTTTAATGCAAAGTTAGTAACTTCATTTTCAATGTTCTATGACTTAGAAGATCCTTGTCAGTTTGCTAAAGAGGTTAATTCTATTTTAGATCCCGAAGATGGAATTTGGGTTTTGGAGCAGAGTTATATGCCTGAGATGCTTCGTGCAAATTCTTTTGATACTGTATGCCATGAGCATCTATCATATTATGGAATGCGACAACTAAAATACATCATGGATCAGGCAGGATTGAAGATTATTGATTTTGAATTTAATGATGTAAATGGTGGAAGCATTTCACTTGTAGTTGCAAATAAAGACAGTAAATATGAAGAGGCAACTCAAATGTTAAATGATCTTCTTCAAGAAGAATTGGATCTTAAACTTAACACTACTGAACCTTGGAATGATTTTTCTTTCCGCATTGAAGAATGTAGAATTAAGTTTTGGCAACTTATTAACAAGTGTAAAGAAGATGGATTAAAAATTGCTGCCCTTGGAGCTAGTACAAAGGGTAATGTAACACTTCAAACTTGGGGGGTTACTAATGATGATATTACTGTTGTAGGTGAAGTTAATCCTGATAAAGATGGATCATTTACACCAGGAACTTGGATACCAATTAGAAATGAAGATTCTGTAATTGAAGAATATGATATTTTTATAATTCTTCCTTGGCACTTTAAAAATTTCTTTATTAATAGTACAAAGTTCAAAGGTAAAAAATTATTGTTCCCACTCCCCAATGCCGAAATTGTAATTCCTTAATATCATGAAAAAACAATCTAAAATATTTGTTGCGGGACACCGAGGACTTGTTGGATCTGCCATTGTGAGAAACTTAAAAGAAAATGGATATACAAATATTCTTACTAAAACTCGTCAAGAGTTGGATCTTTTAAATCAAAAAGATGTTCTTGATTTTTTTGAAGATCAAAAACCAGAGTATGTTTTTGATGCAGCTGCCCGTGTTGGTGGTATCTATGCAAATGATACATTCTCTGGAGATTTTATCTACGAGAACATACAAATTCAAACTAATTTGATTAATAGTTCTTATAGATCTGGTGTAGAAAAGTTCTTATTTCTTGGATCTGTTTGCATCTATCCCAAGTTTGCTGAAGTCCCGGTTAAAGAGGAATCTCTTCTTACTGGATATCTTGAACCAACAAATGATGCTTATGCTATAGCAAAGATATCTGGAATTAAAATGCTTCAGGCATATAATAAACAGTATGGATTTAAAGGAGTCTCACTAATGCCATCGAATCTTTATGGTATTGGAGATAATTTTCATCCAGATAATGGTCATGTAATTCCGGCAATGATGACAAAATTTAATAACTCAAATGGAAAATCTGTAACTTTTTGGGGAGATGGTACTCCAATGCGAGAATTTCTTTATTCTGATGACCTTGCGGATGCTTGTTTATTTGCGATGGATAATTTTGAGAATGCTGAATTGATTAATGTTGGATCTGGAGAAAATATTAGTATTAAGAATTTAGCACAAACTGTAGCATCTGTTGTTGGTTATACTGGTGAAATTGAATGGGATACTTCTCGTCCGAATGGTACTCCAAACAGACCATTGGATTGTTCAAAAATGACAAATTTTGGATGGAAACCAAAATATACTTTATATGATGGATTGAAAAAAACCTATCAATGGTTTATAGAAAATTCCCACCATGATTCCTTAAAATAATGAATTTTTCTTCAGGATTATCTGGGTGTAAAATACAACTTTTAGATAATAAAATAGTAAGAAAATCTTCACCATCCATAAATTATAATTCTAGATTGATATTGCAAATAGATAAGCAAAATTTATTTTCAAATTTAATTTTTAAAAATATCAATACTCCAAAAATTTTAAATATTAATCAAGATAGTTTATATTATTTTGATATGGAGTATATACATGGAAAATGTTTTTCTGAGTATTTTTCAGTTGCTAATAATTTCGATATAAAATTCGTTTTAGAAACTTTATTTGAATATTTTGATACATTAATTGGAAATTATAAAACAACTAATGTTCAAAATAGTATTTTAAAAAAAATAAAAATACTAAAAGAAAAAACTGCTTATAAAGAGTATCTAAATTACTTGGAAAATTATGTGATAAAAGAAAAGATTATCATTCCAAAAACTTTTTGTCATGGAGATTTGACATTTAATAATATTATTTTTCATAAAAAAAGATTGTTTTTCATAGACTTTTTGGATTCATATATTGATAGTTTTTTGTGCGATTTAATTAAATTAAAACAAGATTTATTTTACTCTTGGGGAATTTCTATTGAAAATAAAAAATGTATAAGAATCCATCAAGTTTATACTTATATTTGGAAAGAAATTGAAGACAAATATTTTAGATATATTAATCATATAAATTTTGATATTCTGGATGCTCTTAATCTCCTAAGATTAGAACCATACTTGACTAATCAATATCAAAGAAGTATACTTAATCAAATAATAAAAACTACAAAATTATATGAGAAGTTTAGTAATACCTATGGCAGGGAAATCAAGTAGATTTCCCAATATGAGACCTAAGTGGATGTTAACGCATCCAATGTCTAATCGCTTTATGGCAATAGAATCTATTTTAGGATTAAATTTAGATTTCTTTGATAAAATATATTTCATTTGCTTAGAGGAGCACGAAGAGCAATATTCTTTTTCTTATGG